TCACCTTAGAGGAGCTTCAGCAAGGTTACAGTCGCACAAAAGATTACACAAAGAAAACTCAGGCTTTGGCTGAGACTCGCAAGGCTGTAGAAGCCGAGAAAGCGAGAATTGAAGAAGCTAAACAGTTGCGAGACACTTATGCTCAAAGACTACAGATAATTGAACAGATGCTCAATCAGAACCCTGACAATGAGAATCTAGCCGAATTGAAAGAGTCAGACCCTATTGGTTATGCCATTAAGGTCGCAGAGAGATCAGAAAGAGAAAAGCAACTACAAGCAGTTCAAGCTGAGAAACAGCGCATTGCTCAACAGCAACAGTCTGAACAGCAAGAACAGCTAAAGAATCATTTGGCTCAAGAGGCTCAAAAGCTCAAGGAGTGGATTCCTGAGTTTAGGGATGAGGCAAAGGCAGACTTGGCTCGCAAGGAGATTAAATCCTATGCAAAGTCAATCGGCTTCTCAGACCAAGAACTAGCTAATGTATATGATGCAAGAGCAGTTCAGACACTCTACAAAGCCATGCAGTATGAAAAGTTGATGAAGGGCAAAGGGGTAGCTACTAAGAAAGTTACCGAAGCTCCTAAGACTTTAAAAGCTGGAGCAGCTCAACCACAGGGTAGCTCTGAGCAAGAAGCAATGAAAAAGCAGTTCCAGAAACTTCGCCAATCTGGCAAGAAACAGGATGCTGCTAAACTTTTTGAAAAATTTATTTAAAGGAAATTAGAAATGCCTACATATACAAAATATGATGCAATCGGTCAGCGCGAAGATCTATCAGATGTAATCTACAATATCTCTCCAACAGATACACCAATCATGTCATCTATTGGTAAGACTAAAGCTACTGCTGTAAACCACGAATGGCAAACAGACAGCTTGGCTGCTGCAACTACTGCTAATGCTTTAGTTGAAGGTGCTGATGCTACTTCTGCTACTTTGTCTCCAACAACTCGCTATGGTAACTTGACACAAATCGTTGGTAAGACAATCCAAGTTTCTGGCACTCTTGAGTCAGTAGACAAGGCTGGTCGCAAGTCTGAGAAGGCTTATCAGTTGGCTAAGGCTTCTGCTGAAATCAAGCGCGACATTGAGACAATTATTACTGCTAACCAAGCTAAAGTTGCTGGTGATGGTTCTTCTACAGCTCGCAAGATGTCATCATTGTTGTCTTTCATCAAGACAAACAGCTCAGTAGGTGCTGGTACAACTACTGCTGGTGCTGATCCTACAACTATCGGTGTATCTGCTCGTGTAGATGCTGACACAACTCGCACTTTCACAGAAACAATGTTGAAAGAGGTAGTTCGTGAAGTATTTACTTCTGGTGGTACTCCTTCAGTATTGTTCGTATCTCCAGCATTGAAGCAGACTGTTTCAGCTTTCACAGGTTTGGCAGCTACTCGCTATCAAGCTCCTGTAAGCGGTCAAGCTACAATCTTGGCTGGTGCAGACATCTATCAGTCAGACTTCGGTCAAATCAGCATTGTTCCTAACCGCTTCATGCGTACTCGCGATGCTCTTTTGTTAGATCCAGAATATGCAGCTCTTGCATACTTGCGCCCATTCCAGACTATTGAATTGGCTAAAGCTGGTGACTCAGACAAGACTCAAATCTTGGCTGAATTAACTCTAGAAGTTAAGAATGAAGCAGCTCATGGTATCGTTGCTGACCTTAATGCAGCTTAATTGACTATTGCAAAATAGTTGGTAGAATTGGGGGTGGAGAAATCCATCCTCAATTTCTTAGGAGAGCAACTTGTCTATACTAGGCAAACTCAAGCAAAATCAGAATGTTTATGCAGATGGTGATGGCGGACTAGTCATTGAGACCAAAGTTGATTTAAGCCAGATTATTGATATAAACAAACAGAAATACAATGAAAGAAGCGAGAAAACTGGCTGGGGTTCAGATGTTCTAGATCCTAGAAACCATATCGCTACTATCCCTGACATCATCATTGATGAACTCAACAAAAAAGGCATTATGCGAGGCTATGCAGTCATAGATAAGCAAGCCTTCAAGAGATTCTTAAATGACCCAGACAATAAGGTTTGGAGAACAAGGGGTGGAGATGTCTAAAGTAGGAATCTGTATCCCTGCAAGGGGACAAGTAGAAGTTGGTACTGCCTTTGATTTGGCAGCTTTGGTGAACTATACAAACAAGAATAGCAAGGTAGATGTCAATCTCTATACTTCTATGGGAACTTTGATATTTGACCAAAGAAATAATATGGTTCAGTCGGCTCTAGATGATGGATGCACTCATATTCTGTTTATTGATGCAGATATGAGATTTCCTAAAGACAGCCTGTTAAAGCTCTTAAAGCATAACAAGGCAATTGTAGGAGTTAATGCAACTACTAGAAGCGAGCCGGTAAAGCCTACAGCTAAGACACTAGAGGTATTTGATGACCATGTTGTATGGCATCCAGTATTCTCTAAGGGCAAGACAGGTATTGAAATAGTAGATGGCATAGGCTGTGGAGTCATGCTAATTGATGCCTGTGTATTTAAAGATTTAGAGAAACCTTGGTTTTACTTTGAGCAATTGCCACAGGGTAAGATTCTAGGTGAGGACATCTACTTCTGTATTAAGGCTTCAGATGCTGGCTTTAAGACTTATGTAGACCACGATTTATCACAGGAAATTAAGCATATTGGCTCTTACCAGTATGGATGGCACAATATAGAAATGGATTAACTATGGCTTTCACAAACTACTCGGCATTAAAGACCACAATAGCTAATTACTTAGGTCGCACAGATTTGACTTCTCAGATCCCTGACTTTATTACTTTAGCTGAAACTCGTCTTGCTAGAGAGTTGCGAACAAGACAGATGTTGAAGTCAGCCACTTCTCCAATGACTAGCGGTGATGCCAAAGTTGCATTGCCTACAGATTTTCTTGAAGTTAGAGATTTATATATCCAAGGAAACCCAAGGATGCCTGTTACTTATCTAGCTCCTAGTGCCTTCACAAGAGATGCTAGGGCAGATGAGTCTGGCTTACCTGTTTACTACACAGTATTGGCTTCAGAGTTCCTATTTGCTCCTATTCCTGATGGATCAAGAACACTAGAGATTCTTTACTATGCCAAACCTGCTGTATTGTCAGATAGCAATGCAAGCAATGTATTCTTAGCCAACTATCCTGATGCTCTACTTTATGGCGCATTGGCAGAGGCAGAGCCTTATCTCATCAATGATGCTAGGGTTCAGTTGTGGATTAGTCTTTATGACCGAGCCATTAACTCTATCTCAGAATCAGATGAAGGCTCAGAATATAGCGGTGTCCCATTACAAATGAAAGTTACTTCAAGATAAGGAAATATCATGGCTGAAATGTCAAACTATTTGGAAAATGCAGTTATTAATGCAGTTCTCCGCAATACAAGCTACACAAGCCCTACAACAGTTTATGTAGGTCTTTTTACTAGCGATCCTACAGATGCTGGCTCTGGTACTGAAGTATCAGGCGGTTCTTATGTCCGCACAGCAGTTACTTTTGGTTCACCTAGCAATGGTGTAACTACAAATAGCGCAGCAGTAGAGTTCCCACAGGCTACAGGCTCATGGGGTACTGTATCTCATATCGGTATCCATGATGCTTCTAGCTCTGGCAACCTACTATTCCATACAGCTTTAGATACTTCTAAGGCAATTGAAACAGGCGATATTTTCAAGATTGCAATAGGTAGCTTATCAGTAACTTTGGCTTGATGAATCATGCCAGCAGATATTCAATCACCATTTAGTCTTGAACAGCTAGATTTATTTAGCACAAGCATAGATGGGCTGGCTTTTTCATTAGATAGTCCTTATTACAATGAGGCTGGCACTTGGATTTACTATGGTGATGGCTCTGTAAGTGCAGATGCTTCAGTCTCAGCCAATGCCTTTAGAGAAAGATTTGGCGCAGGAAGTGTTACAAGCTCTGCTAGTGTTTCTTCTGATTCAGTAAGAGTTAGGACTTCTACAGGTGCAGTTTCATGCACAGCAACAGTTTCGGCAGATGCAGATGTTATTAGAATGGCATCAGGCTCTATTACAGCCTCTGCAAGCGTTTCTAGCGACTCAATTAGGGTAAGGACTAGTGCAGGTTCAGTAAACTCAATAGCGACTGTTTTAGCGAATGGCTACAGGGATAGATTTGGAGCTGGTTCAGTTACTGCTAGTGCAACAGTTACAGCGAATGGTGCAAGGGTATTGGGTGCATCTGGAGCAATTACAAGCTCTGCAACAGTTTCTAGCGACTCTATCAGAGTAAGAACTTCTACTGGAGCAATTAATGGACTATCTACAGTTACAGCATTGGGCGGTGTTGAATACTCAGGCTCTGCAGAGATTACAGGCATTGCAACAGTATCAGTCACAGCAAATGCAGTATTTAGTGCATCAGGTTCAATTAGCAACTCAGCTACTATCAGGTGTCTAGGCAATATCCTAGGTGATAATTGGAGCTTAGATCAGATTGGTAATGAGTCTTGGACTCTAGAAACTCCTGAGACTCCTAATTGGACAGATGTAAATGCAAGCAATGATTCTTGGACAGAAATATCAGCAGGTTCAGAGCATTGGACTGCTTCAACAAGTGGAAATGAACAATGGCAAATCAGCGCATAACCTTTGGTGAGTGGCTACCAGACCAACCATCTGTAACAGGTGCTTTAACTAAGGCAGAGAATGTTTACTCAAGAGCTATTGGCTATGGAGCTATTCCATCTGCTGCAGACTATTCAGCATCAGCATCTGAGCCATTAACCAATGTGGTAGCTGGTAGAAACCCTGATGGTTCTACAACAATCTTTGCTGGAAGTGCTACAAATCTATACAAGCTAGACTCTACAGATATGTCTTTAGATGATGTATCTGGAGCTACTTATGCAACTCCAAACAACCAAAAGTGGAGATTTACCCAGTTTGGTAACAGATTGATTGCTGCTAACAGCCACTCAAAGCTACAAGGCTGGTTACTAGGAACTTCTACTGCTTGGGCTGATTTGGCTGCTGATGCTCCTAAAGCTAGGTTTGTGACAGTAGTTAGAGACTTTGTGGTATCTGCTTATATTGATGATTCAACAGACTATCCATTCAGAGTTAAGTGGTCTGCTTTGAATGATGAGACAAGCTGGACAGACTCAGCGACAACTCAATCAGATTACCAAGAGATTCCTGATGGTGGAACAATTGTAGGTATTACAGGTGGTGAATTTGGCTTAATCCTTATGGATCGCTCAATCCACAGGATGTCTTATGTCGGTAGCCCATTGGTATTCCAGTTTGACAATATCACTAGAAACCTAGGGTGCTATGAGTCTAACTCAGTTATTCAGTATCAAGGATTGACATTCTTCCTATCGGATGATGGCTTCTATTCTTGTGATGGTCAGACAGTTAAGTCAATTGGTGGTGAAAAGGTAGACAGATACTTCTTCTCAGATGTAGACGAATCCTACCTTTACAATATGTCTGTAGCTATTGATCCATTCAGAAACCTAGTGATTTGGGCTTATCCAGCTAAAGGTCAAGGCGGTAATGTCAATAAGTTATTGATTTATAACTTCCAAACTGGTAAATGGTCTAGTGGTACAACAGATGTAGACTTTGTGGCTGATTCTTCATCACCATCTATTACTTTAGAAGGCTTGGATGCTATTTCTGCATCTATTGATGCTTTAGGAACTAGCCTAGATTCTAGACTTTGGGTGGGTGGTAAGTTAATGCTTACTGGTGGCAGAGGCAATAAAATCATTACATTTACAGGCGCAAATTCTACTGCTACAATTGAGACAGGAGAACTGTCGGCTGAAAATCGCAAAACTGCATTAACTTTGGTTCAGCCAATAGTAGACAATGGTTCTGCGAATGTTTCAGTATCATCTAGAAATTTGCTAACAGAACCTATTGTATTCGGCTCATCAAGTGCAGCAGACTCAGAGAACAGGGTTTCAATTAGAAGCATGGGAAGATACCACAGACTATCGTTTACCCCTACTGGTGCTAACTGGGAAACAGCTATTGGTGCTGATGTAGAAATTGTACCTATGGGTGGTAGATAATGTTTAGAGTCCTGCCACCATTCGGCTCAGATCCTAGGGGTGTGGCTGAAGTAGTTAATGGCATTATGAATGGCAAGACCAACAATACAGGTCTTGTTACCTTGGCTACAGGGTGGGCAACAAGCACAACCATTACAGATGCTCGCATTGGTATAGATTCAACAATCATAGTGATTCCATCTAGTGATGCTGCCGAAAGTGATGCAGCTCCTTATGGATGCTTTACAAACAATACAGATCAAACTTCTCCGAGTGTAGGCTCTACTGCGGTAGTGATTTATGACACTACAGAAGAAGCAAGCGGTGTTTATTTGGCTAGTAGCTCAAGGCTATATGTCAGAAACTATGGCATCTACAATGTCCAGTTCTCGCTACAGTTTGTGAACCGAGATGAGGCTGCTCAATATGCAGATGTCTGGTTTAGAGTAAATGGCACAGATGTACCAAGGTCTGCTAGTCGGTTTGATTTACCAGCTAGAAAAAGCGCTATTGAACCAAGTCACTTAATTGGCACAGTTAATACCTTTATTGAAATGCAGGCTGGTGACTATGTTGAGATTGCAGGCACAACTTCAGATGCAGATATAGGTTTAGAGCATTATGCAGCAGATACTGTTATTCCAAGACCTGCAATACCAGCAGCAATTGTTACAGTTCAATATATAGCACCACTATCATCAGGCAATGTTTATATAAGCTCCCAAACCAATGGAAGCGCAACCCTGTCTCATTTTGCTAACGATACAGCAAATAAGACTTACAAATATATAGTAGTAGGATAAAAGGAAATTATCATGGCAGAAACAGTAACCTCATCAAGCATTGATCCAGCTATCAGACCTTACCTTACAGAAGGTTTAGAGCGAGCTAGAAGTCTATTCTTGACAGGACAACAGCCTCAGTTCTTCCAAGGTCAGACTTATGTCAGCCCTTCTGCTCAGACTGAACAGGCTTTGGCTCAACAAGAGGCTTTGGCAAGTCAGGCAAGTCCTGTATTGCAACAGGCTCAACAAGCCTACCAACAGTCTCTAGGTGGAGTTGGTGCTACTGCTTCTGGTTCATTCCTAGGTGGAAACCCTTATCAAGCTCAGATGATGCAAGCTGCCACTCGCCCATTGGAGCAACAGTTCTCTAATCAGGTATTGCCACAGATTGCTAGTCTTTATTCTCGCTCTGGTCGCTATGGTTCTGGTGCTATGCAAAATGCTCTTGGTCAAGCTACAGAAGCCTACACAAGGGGTTTAGGTGATATTACTTCTAATATCGCAGGACAACAGTATCAGCAAGAGCGAGGCTTACAACAACAAGCTCAATTGGCACAGGCTCAATTAGCAGCAGCAGCTCCTAGCATCTATGGTCAGCAATACTTGCCTTCTCAGCAATTGGCACAAGTTGGCGCAGCAAGAGAAGCGATTGCAGCTCAACCATTACAAGAGGAAATGGCTCGCTTCAACTTTGGTCAGCAGTTACCATACCAACAGTTATCTGGTTACTTATCTTCTGTTTATGGTAGCCCAATGGGTTCTTATGGTACACAGACACAGACTATGCCAAGCAATCCATTAATCAATACAGCAGCAGGTGCAGGTCTAGGTTACCTAGGTGGTCAGGCTCTAGGTTCATACTTGACAGGCTCTCCATTTAGCTTAACATCTCCTAGTGGATATGGTATGGCTGGTGGTTTGGGTGGTGCAGCTTTAGGCGGATTGTTATTCTAAAAATAGTAAATAAGAACTTCGTTTCACAAACTTGGAATCTAGTCAGTAGGTTCATTGGAGATGCTTTACAGTATTCTGATGACTACTCACTAGACCAAGTTAAAGTCTATTTAACAAATGGACAATGGCAGTTAATAGTTGCTTTAGATGATTTAGGACAGATTAAAGGATGTTGCACAGTATCTTTCCTAAACTATCCGAATGACAGAGTTGCTTTTATTACCACAATTGGCGGTAAGTTTATAAGCGACAAACAGATTTACAAAGAGTTCACAGAGTTGTTAAAGACTCAAGGAGCTACTAAGGTTCAAGGTGCAGCAAGAGAATCAATTGCTAGACTTTGGAGAAGATTAGGATTTACTGAAAAGTATGTAATTGTGGAGAATAAGCTATGAGTGGCGGTGGCTTTATTGATAATGTAGTAGATACAGTAACAGACCCTTTAAAGGATGCTGGCTCATGGATTGACGATAAGGTCAATGAGGAAATCCCAATGGGGTGGATTGGTGTAGCTGCTTTAGCTGGTGGTGCTTATCTTGGTGCGGAAGCCATTGCTGCAGGTAATGCTGCGGAAGCTGCTGCTATTGCTGAAGGAGCAACTGCTGCCGAGGCTGCTGCTGCTGGTGCAAGTGCTGCGACTGCTACAGAAGCTGCTGTTGCAGGTGGAACTGACTTTTTAGGCTCTGCTGCTTTAGGTGGTGCTGAAACAGGTGCGGTAGGCTCTGGCACTACAGGCTTTGGATTAAGTGCAGGAACTCCAGCAGGTGCTGCAGGTGGTACAGGTATTAGCACAAGTTCATTGGCTGGCACTTCATTAGGTGCAGGAATGGGTACTGTAGGAACTAATGCAGCAAGCGGATTAGGTTATTTAGGTGGTGCAGAAGCTCTACCAGCAGGTACAGCAGGAATGGCAGGTGTTACAGCTCCTACTACTTTAAGTTTATCTGATGCACAAAGAGCATTAAGATTAGGTCAAACATTATTTGGTGACCAACAGAAAACAGCAACAGGTTTTCCACAGAGACAGGTACAACCTTATGGAGTAGTTGATTATTCACCTACTTTGAGCTTATTACAGCAAAGAGCAAGAACTCCGAATGTATATTCATTATTAGGATAACAAAATGGCATTATTAGACACAAATCCACTAGCTCAGTTATTTGGT